CATTTGTAGATGGACTTTTAGACGGTTACCGCGTGAGCGTTGTATGAGCTTAATCAGTGCAGGTCAGATGAGCCAGCGTGTTCGCATTCAGCAGCCCACTGTTGCAAAGGATGCATTGGGTGCGCCGACACAGACCTGGAGCGATATAGCGACTGTCTGGGCTGATATCCAACCGATATCAGGGCGCGAGGCACGAATTGCAGATCGTATAGCTGCGGTGGTGAGTCATCAAATTACTGTGCGTTACAGATCCGAGTTCAACGACCCCAAAAGCGTTTCACAAATGCGAGTTCTGTTTCGAGATCGTATTTTTTCAATCCATGCTGCCCTTAATGAAGACGAGGCCAATGTCTCGGTCATGCTTTTGGCAAGTGAAGGGGCGCGCAATGGCTAAAGTTGAAACAGTTCGCATTGAAGGACTGGCACAACTTGATCGTGCACTTCGTGAACTGCCTGACCGTGTTGCTAATCGAGGGCTCAGGGCATCGGTTTACGCAGGAGCAAAGGTCATACGTGATGAGGCGCGTGCTCAGGCTCCAAAAGCTGCGCAGTCGCTTGGCTCTAAGCAACCACCACCCGGAACGCTCAAGCGTTCGGTGATCATGAAGCACGTTCGCGAGCTATCTGGTGGGGGTCGCCAGACCTTTTATGTTTTGGTGCGCCACGGTAAAAAGTACCGCAATCAGGGCAAGCGAGGGAACCTATCGCAAGATGCTTGGTATTGGCGCTTTGTTGAATTCGGTACTCGCAAGATGGCGGCTCGTCCATTTCTGCGTCCGGCACTGGAATCTCGACGTCGCCAAGCCGTTGATGCCATTAAGCAGCGACTGACCCAGCGCATCGAGATAGAAGCGCGAGCCTTGAATGGTCGATAACGATGCAGGACTTCTATGACGCGATCAAACATCTGGCCGCTGGGCAGGTGTACGCCATCGTTGCACCTGCGGGTGCTCAGTATCCGACGCTTGTTTACACCCCTATTGATCAGTCAAACGTTGCGTCGCTTGACGGACCAAACCAGCTGCGGCGCTCGCGAGTGCAAGTCGATGCGTACGCACTAACGCTGGTCGCTTGCGAACAACTGCAAGAGCAGGTCCTTGCGGCATTGCTAGCCAGTATCAAAACGGTGGCCGATGTACGCATGGGCCTTACCGATTTCGACGATGAAGCCGGTACTTACCGGATATCCGTGGACTTCACCTACTACCGGTAACGGTGGTCAGGTTGTCTTTTCATTTTTTTATGGAGGCCTTTTATGCCTAGTACTGCCATCACCGCGCAGGGCATCACCATTGCCCGGTTTGGAACCACAACCTTTGAGACCATCCCCAACGTAGTCTCCTTTCAGGGGCCTGGGGGTCAAGCCTCAGTTATTGACGTCACCAATCTTGCTTCAACAGCCAAAGAGAAGAGAGTCGGTCTTCGCGATGAAGGTCAACTCTCACTGAGCCTGCACTTCAATCCTGACGACACGGTCCATCAGGGCCTTCGTACAGATCGAGCCAATCGCGTGCGCCGCCAGTTCAAGATCACCTTCACCGACACCACGCCCGCTGCGACATGGACTTTCTACGGCTACGTTACACAGTTCAGTGTTCAAGGTGGTGTGGATGCTGTAGTTGAAGCTAGCGTCACGATCGAAATCGATGGCGATATCACGGAGGCATAAAGACTATGAATATTTTGACCAAAGAAGCCATCCTTGCAGCCGATGATCTGCCGCGCGAAACAGTCCTGGTACCTGAGTGGGGGGGAGACGTCTACGTCCGCACCATGAGCGGTACGGACCGCGATGCCTTTGAGAGCAGCCTTATTGCTCGCGATGGTGCAAAGGATGGTCGTATGGAAAACGTTCGAGCCAGACTTGTCGCGCTCACCCTTTGCGATGCGACGGGCAGCCGTCTTTTTGAAGATGGTGAAATTGTTGCCCTTGGCCGAAAAAGTGCTCGTGCACTAGACAGGGTTTTCGCTGTTGCTCAGCGTCTAAACGGTATCGGTATCGAGCAGGCTGAATTAGCAAAAAAGGACTAAAGGCCAATCCCACTCGTCGCTTCGCTTTTCGCTTGGCGCTTGCGCTGGGCATGCCGGTTCGTGAGCTATTGCAGCGGATCGGATCAGACGAGATCACCGAGTGGATGGCCTTTTATCAACTGGAACCCTTTGGCGACATGCGGGCTGATTTGAGAAGTGGTGTGATTGCGTCAACCTTTGCCAACGCCAACCGTACCAAGCACGCACGTCCTTTTACGCCAGAAGATTTCATGCCATTTATCGACCGACCCGAGCCAATTGATGAGGCCCGATTGAACGTCGCTCGTCTTAAGTCAATGTTTGCACACAGGGTCAAAAAGCATGGCTGATCTTGGCTCACTTGTCGTAAAGCTTTCGGCGGAAACCTCTGAGTTTCGTGCCGATCTAGGACGGACGGCGCGACTTTTAGATCGACATGCCAATGACATGAAGACCTCGCTGCAGCAGGTCTCATCCATTGCCAGGACAACCTTTGCGGTAGCGATAGGTGCGACCTCTGTTGCCGCCTTGAGAGACTTTGTTAGTCAGACCATCGAGGCCGCTGCGGCTCTTCAGGGTTTCTCAGAGCAGACAGGCGCAAGTGCTGCGGCCCTTTCAGGCTTTGCACCCGTGGCCACTATTTCAGGCACGGCCATGGAGGCAATTGGCGGCAATCTCGCCAAACTCTCCAAAGGCTTGGCAGGTGTTGATGATGAGACTGCTGGGGCAACGAAGGCGCTGCAGTTTTTAGGTATTCGCGCAAAAGAAGCCAGTGGAACTTTGCGTGATCCTGCAGAGGTCATGAATGATGTCGCGCTCAAATTGGCGGAGTTTGAGGACGGTGCTGGAAAAACCGCTATTGCAATGGAACTCTTTGGAAAGTCGGGGGCCACCATGCTCCCGTTCCTTAAAGATTTGGCTGAAAACCAAGACCTAAACATTCGCTTAACGGCTAAGCAAATTGAGGAGGCAGACAACGCCTCCAAGGCAATGGGCCGCATGAGAGCAGAGTCGAATTTCGTTGCTCAGACTTTGGTGACGGCGGCAATTCCTTCAATGTCCGTTTTGACACAAGAACTCAAGCGTGTTTTTCTGGGAACAGATAACGCAGTTGAGGGAATTCAGCGCATGCGCGCTGAAGGTACGCTGACCAACTGGGCAGAGAAAACGGCCTATGCGATTGCCGTCGTTATTGATGCACTTCGAGGTATTGGCCACACAATCAAATCGGTCATCGGCAGCTTTTCTGCTGTTTGGGCCGATATTGAATTGGCGGGAACATTCTTGGCGGGGGGTAAAGGGCTCAATCCTTTTTCAGATGAAAACCGTTCTCGCTTGCAGGCAGCGCTTGAAAAGCGCAATGCCATCGTGGCGCAGTCCAACCAGAACTACGTTGAGCTCTGGGATATGCCGCTTTTGGCAGATGCGGTAACTAAACGATTTGACGAGATCCGCAAAGGTTCGGAGGCTTCCAACGCAGCCATTCAGGCAGCCGCTCCCAGAAAGCAGTTGAATTACAGCACTGCGACTGGCGCTGTTTCGGCCAATGCAATGGCCGGAATAGACAGCGAGATTAAGCGTCTTCAGGGGCAGGTGGATGTCGAAAGTGCCATCCTCAAGGACAGGCAAAGAATCATCGACCTCTACGAAAGTCAGGGCTACCTGAGCTTTAAAGATGCAAGTGAGGCGCGCTTGGCTGCGCAAGAGGACTTCACGGAAAAGCTTCGTGCACTGTCTGCAGATGAAGAGACGATCTTGCGCAGAGGCCTAGAGACAGTCGCTAAGACCACCCAAGACAAACTTAAGCTTCAGGATCGTCTGGCTGAAATCACTTTAAAACGGCAAAGACTAGAGCGTGAAGCTCAACAGTCGAATTTGGAGCGCCAGATTCGGTTGCCTGGCGAGTCGATGAAGGATCTGCAAGAGCAAGCAGCCCGAGGGCTTGGGGAGCTTCGTGCGGTTGAAGAGCAAATCAAAACTTTGCGTGAAACGGGCGCTATCAGTGAACTGAAATCATTGCAGCAACTGGCAACGGCACGCCAAGAAAGTGGTCTTCAATTGTCAGCGCTTGCTCGACAGGCACGTGAATTGGCTGAGGCAACGCCTGGTAACGAAAAGCTAGCAGATGCCCTCAGAAAAATTGAGGAAGCGGCTCGACAGGCAGCCGATGGCGCATCTCTTTTGACTTTACGCGTCAAGGAACTGTCTGATCCGGAAGCTGGCTTTGCCAAGGGCCTGCGCTCTGTTGCCGAAGAGGCCGAGCAGGTTGGCAAGCAAATGGAGTCAGCCACCACCCGAGCATTTAACGGGATGACCGATGCTTTGGTGAACTTTGTGATGACCGGCAAGCTTGATTTCAGAACCTTGGCGAACTCCATCATTTCTGACTTGATCAGGATTCAGATTCAGAGGGCCATCACATTGCCCCTGGCCAACGCCATGGCCGGGTTCTTTGGTTTTGCCAGCGGAGGTGTCATGACCTCTGCAGGTCCAACTGCACTGCGCAGTTATGCCAGCGGGGGTATTGCCAATTCACCTCA